GAACAATTAGTATTAGAGGAAGATTACGATCCTACAAGCGACGATTACTACAAAGAAATCGACGCTCGTATGCGTAGAGAAATGCCTCATAAGTTTCAGGAGAAACGGTCCAACGCCCAGACTGTTGCTCCTGCGTCTGGAAACGGACGGTCTGTAAAGTCAGGGCGGAAAAAAGCGGTGGAACTTACCCCGGGTCAAGTGGCTTTTGCCAAGAAAATGCGTATCCCTTTAGAGCGTTACGCAAAAGAAGTAGCTCGTTTAGAGCAAACAAGGAGAGACTGATATGGCTGATCGGAGTTCACGAGAAGTACAATCTCGGGAGCGCTCAGAGCGCAAAATGGAATGGAATCCCGGTTCAGCACTAAGTGCTCCTGAACCACCCATCGGTTATAAACACCGTTGGATTCGCGAATCTGTAATGGAATTCGACGATAAAACAAACGTTCATAAGAAACGGCAAGAAGGCTGGGACCTCGTTCGCGCCGAGGAGTATCCCGATTGGTTTGGACCTGTAGTAGACGAGGGACGAAACGCTGGCGTCATTGGCGTTGGTGGTCTTGTTCTCGCTCGCATCCCTGTCGAAATGGTTGAACAGCGGAATCAACACTATCAAGGTGTTACACAGCAGCAAATGGACGCAGTTGATCGTGACTGGATGCGTGAAAACAATCCAGCTATGCCAAAACTTGCGCCTCAACGTAAAACTTCTGTCTCTTTCGGCTCAGGTCGAAAAGGCGGATAATTTTGAAGGAAATTAGCTATGTCTAATCAAGACGCTTCTTTTGGCCTTCGTCCAGTTCGTACAAGCATTAGTTCGCAGCAGCAAAACCGCTACCGCATTGCTTCAGGCTACGCAACTGCTATTTACCAAGGCGACCTTGTTGCTATGGTAACTGGTGGTGGCATTGAGCGTGTTGCAGCAGGTGGTTCAGGTTTGATTCTGGGCGTATTTAATGGTTGCCAATACACGGACCCGACTTCAGGCAAACCAACTTGGTCAAACTACTACCCCGGTAGTGTTTCTGCCTCTGACATCATGGCGACAATCATTGACTCGCCAGATGCAACATTCGAAATTCAAGCTGACGCTGCATTCCCTGTAGCTGACTTGGCTGGCAATTTCGACATCGTAGACCAATCCCCAGTGGGCGATACCACATCTGGTACTTCTCGCATGGAATTGGCTGTCACAACTGGCGCAACAACTGCAACTCTGCCGTTGAAAGCCATCGACATTTCTCAAGACCCTGAGAACAGCGATGTTTCATCTGCGAACACAAACGTGATCGTGAAAATCAACAACCACCTATTCAGCGGTGGAACCGCTGGCTTGGCATAAGGAGATTGAGTTATGGCTATTTCACGCTCCCAACTCGTCAAAGAACTTGAGCCGGGCCTGAACGCTTTGTTCGGAATGGAGTATGACCGCTATGAAGGCGAGCATGCTGAAATCTTCGATACGGAAACATCTGACCGTGCATTCGAAGAAGAGGTTATGCTCGTCGGATTTGGAAATGCTCCAACAAAATCAGAGGGTTCTGGCGTTGAGTTCGACAATGCAAATGAAGCATACACTGCTCGTTACACACACGAAACAGTGGCACTTGCATTCGCATTGACTGAAGAAGCAATCGAAGACAACCTGTATGACCGTCTTGGTGCTCGCTACACGAAAGCGCTTGCGCGTTCTATGGCACACACCAAACAAGTCAAAGCAGCTTCTGTTCTAAACAATGCGTTTAACAGCAGCTACACAGGTGGTGATGGTAAAGAGCTTTGCGCGACTGACCACCCACTTGCAGGTGGCGGTACATTCCGCAACGAGCCGTCAACAGCAGCAGACTTGAACGAAACTTCGCTTGAGAATGCTTTGATTGACATCTCTACCTTCGTTGATGAACGCAACATGATCATTGCTCTTCGTGGCTCCAAGTTGATCATTCCTCCACAGTTGCAATTCGTTGCAGACCGTTTGTTGGAATCGACTCTTCGTGTTGGCACTGCAGACAATGACATCAACGCGATCCGCAACATGGGTATGGTTCCAGAGGGTTACACTGTTAACCACTTCTTGACAGACCCAGATGCGTTCTTCATCAAAACTGATGCTCCAAACGGCTTCAAACACTTTGAGCGCTCTCCAATGCGCACAAACATGGAAGCTGATTTTGACACAGGCAACATGCGCTTTAAGGCTCGTGAGCGTTATAGCTTCGGCTATTCCGACCCACGTTGCGTATTCGGTTCTCCCGGCGCATAAATTGTGCTACAGTGAGGTTATTACCTCCCTGTTGGACTTTGGGGCAGCTTCGGTTGCCCCTTTCTTTTTTCAGCACATGTGTTATTCTGCGTACATCCCTGACAGTCGCATGGTGCGGCTGACACTAGCCACGACAGGAGATTCACATGGCTAATACAACTTTTTCAGGTCCAGTTATTTCTAATAACGGATTCACATCTACAGGCATTGCATTCGCAAACCTTCCAACAGCTTCTGACAACACTGGTCGCATCATCTTTTGTTCTGACGCTCTGAAAGCAGCAGAGACAACAGGTAACGGTACTGGTAACTTGGTATTCTCTGATGGTTCAAACTGGATTCGTGTCGATACTGGTGCAACCGCTGCGGCATAAGGAGATTACTTATGGCTGGTCCAGTAAAGGCATATAATTGGGCGCAGGGCACTACTGCGGCTGTTGTTGGTGATTCGCGTTCGCGTATCCGTCAAATTGTAATTTACGCGGCTGCGGCTGGCGCATTTACAATTAAAAACGGTGGCGCGTCTGGTGAAACGCTAATTACGCAGACATTCCCAACAGGACTGCATCATCTAAACATCCCAGATGATGGTATTCTTGCTACGAGTGGTGCTTATGTAAGTGCGTTCACAGGTGCAAGCAACCAATTGACAATCTTTTTGTCCTAAGAGGTACAGATGGCTAATTTTCGTTCCATAACGCAAGTTGGAACATCTGAGCCATTTGAGCTACAGGTGGCCCGTGGTCAAATCACGGGTCATAAAACTGTTTTTAAGTTTGGTTACAACAACGATGTTGGGGACACAAAAGAAACCATCTGGGAACAAGGTGGTTTGTATTCCTACCCACCATCCGCCACGGTAATGACTATATCAAGCAGTTCGGCTAACGATACTGCCGCAGGTACTGGTGCAAGAACGGTTGAAATTTTTGGCCTAGACGCCGATTACAACGAAATAAACGAAGTTGTCACGTTGAATGGGCAAACAGCAGTTAATACCACAAATTCTTACCTCCGTATAAATCGTGGCATTGTTCGCAGTGCAGGTAGTGGTGGCGCAAACGCTGGCACACTTTACGCAGGAACAGGCACAGTAACCACTGGAGTTCCAGCTAATATTTACCTGACCATAAATGGGGATGGTGATAATCAAACATTGATGGCTCTTTGGACAGTTCCCGCAGGATATACAGCGTTCCTTACAAAAATGTCTTTGTCCACAGGCACATCTACTAACACCAAAGCTATTTTAAATGCTAGTCTTGTTGCTAGACCCTATGAGGAAGTGTTTCAAATAAAGGAAAGATTTACCCTGACAGATGGCGCACACGAACAGTTTTATACTTTTCCATTAAGGTTCACAGAAAAAACAGACTTAGAGATGAGAGCATTTTCTTCTTCAAACTCTGTTAACTTTAATGTCTCCGCGTCAATGGAGTTTGTCTATATAGAAAACGAGGATTGGACATAATGGCTTCTAAAAAAGACAATCCCATACGCAAAACCACCGGCAAAGGCGGTAACTACCGTAAGACCAAATCTGGTGCAGGTATGACGAAAAAGGGCGTTGCTGCGTATCGCAAAGCAAATCCCGGATCAAAGCTGCAAACCGCAGTTACTGAAAAAAGCCCGTCGAAGTCTCGTGCGAAACGCCGTAAGTCATATTGCGCACGTTCTGCTGGTCAAATGAAACAATTCCCTAAAGCAGCAAAAGACCCAAACAGCCGTTTGCGTCAAGCCAGAAAGCGGTGGAGATGTTGATGGCTGAGAAAACTGTACACGAAATTGAGCTAGAACTTGTTAAGTTTCAGGCCCAACAGGATCATCTTGTGAACAGTGTTGATAAATTGCAATCTGACATGAAAGAAATAAAGATTGCAGTTTTTCAAGCCAAGTGGATGATTGTTGGTGCAATTATCTTTGCTGGCCTTATGAGCAGCGAAACGGTTATGGAAATTTTACTAGGGATTGGTAAGTGATGGCTACAGGACGTTCTCAATCAGCCAAGCAGGTGACAAATCGCGGACTTTGGGATAATATTCATGCTAAGAGAAAGCGTATAAAGGCTGGTTCTGGCGAAAAAATGCGCAAACCCGGTTCAAAAGGCGCTCCAACGGCGAAAGCATTTAAGCAATCCGCCAAAAAGAGAAAGAAAAAATAGATGGCTGTATCAGGCTCAACAGACTTTGAATTAGATGTAGCTGACTACATCGAAGAGGCTTTTGAGCGTTGTGGCTTAGAAGTCCGCACAGGATATGACCTAAAGACCGCAAAACGGTCTATGAATCTTATGTTTGCTGACTGGGCTAACCGTGGCCTCAATCAGTGGACAATCGCCCAGCGCACAATAACTGTGACAGCAAGCGATGGTGATTATAATCTTGGTGCAGATGTGATCGACATTCTTTCGTTGGTAATCCGTCGCAGCGGAACAGATTATGCTTTGGATCGTGTCAGCCGCGATGAATACCTAAATATCCCTACGAAAACCACTACAGGTCGTCCATCACAGTATTTTGTTGATCGTCAAATCACACCTGTCCTAAAATTGTGGCCTTTGCCTGATAACAGCACAGATGTCATCATTTATGACGCACTAACGCGAATGGACGACGCTGATACCTATACAAACACTGCGGCAGTGCCGTTTCGCTTTTACCCCGCGCTCGCGGCGGGTCTAGCGTACTATATTAGCGTAAAACGAGCACCTGACCGTATGCAGATGCTAAAGGCCATATATGAAGAAGAACTTAACAGAGCAATGGATGAGGATCGTGATCGTGCATCCTTCCGCGTTGCTCCAGATTTGAGGAATTATCGCTATGTCTAAGTATGCCACAGGTAAGTGGGCATATGGTATTTCTGACCGATCAGGCTTTCGCTATCGGTTGGTAGACATGCGCAAAGAATGGACTGGCGCACTTGTTGGCAAAGACGAGTGGGAAGCAAAGCATCCACAGTTAGAGCCATTACGGGCGGTTCCTGATCCGCAAGCATTGCGCAATCCTCGCCCCGATCCAGAAGCTGGTGCAGTTTCTGTGAGCGTGGGTGATAATATTTTTCCTCCCCCACAGAATAAGATGAACACCATCGGTTATGTGGGACAAGTTACGGTGGTGATCACATGAGCTTTACATATGACGAGCTAAAACAAGCCATTCAGGATTACACTGAAAACACAGAAACAACCTTTGTGAATAACCTTGATATATTCATCAAGAACGCAGAGGAACGTATTCTCAAGATTGCGCAGCTAGAGGTATTTCGCAAGAATCAAAGTGGTAATCTGACTGCAAGCAACCAATATCTTGCGTTGCCATCAGACTATCTTGCTCCATTTAGTCTTTCGATTACAAATGGCAGCAGCAAAGACTTCATTCTTTTTAAAGACGTAAACTTCGTACAATCTTTCAACCCGAATGCGGCAACGACTGGTGTCCCTCGCTATTACGCGCAGTTTGACATCGACAACTTCATTCTGGGACCGACACCTGATTCTAACTACGCTGTGGAACTGCACTATTTCTATCGCCCACTGTCTTTGACGGCTGGTGCAGGTGGTGACACAACGTGGTTAAGCGTGAACGCATCAGTGGCCTTGTTGTATGGATGTCTCATTGAGGCATATACGTTTATGAAGGGCGAAGGCGACCTAATACAGAACTACACGCAGAGATTTACTGAAGCCTTGTCGCGTGTTAAAAACTTTGGTGAGTCACAAGAGGTTACAGATGCATATCGCACTGGGCTTATCTTGAGAGAGAAAACGTAAGGAGACTATAGATGGCTTTCACAGGCAACTACATGTGCACCTCTTTTAAGAAAGAGCTTCTTGAAGGATTGCACGACTTTAACACATCTGGAGGAAACGTCTACAAACTTGCTTTGTACGACAACACAGCAACGCTGGATGCATCCACGACTGTATATACAGTGACTGGTGAGATCAGTGGAACAGGGTACTCAGCAGGTGGCGGCACGTTGACAAACGTTGACCCGACATCTTCTGGCACGACTGGCTTCTGTGACTTTGCTGATCTGACATTCAGCACAGCGACAATCACGGCGCGTGGTGCGTTGATCTACAACTCAACAAACGGCAACCGTGCGGTTGTGGTGTTGGACTTTGGATCAGACAAGACTTCAACGGCTGGTGACTTTACCATCGTGTTCCCAACAGCGGACGCTTCTAACGCTATCATTCGGATCGCGTAATGGCTGACGTCATCGTTCCAATCGGCGGATGGTCCCGCTTCGGTTGGGGCGAGATGCCGTGGGGTCAGACTGACCTCCCCAAAGCTACGGGTAGCGTAGGCTCGGTAACGGTTGTTGCCGAGGCGAATGCGCCTGTAACTGGGCTACAAGCGGCAGGGTCTGTTGGGTCTGTCACTGTAATAGCGGAAGCGAACGTATTCCCAACAGGGCAAGAGGCAACTAGCGGCGTTGGCACGGCTGCGGTCATCGCGGAAGCCAACGTCTATCCAGTGGGTCAGGCGGCAACGGCGTCTGTCGGTACGGTATCTGTTACGGCAGATGCGAATGCGTCTGTAACTGGACTTGAGGCTACAGCTTCGGTTGGCAGCGTCTCAGTTGTTGCCGAGGCTAACGTCTACCCAGTGGGTCAGGCGGCAACGGGAGCGGTTGGCAGTGCGACCGTGATTGGTGAGGCTAATGTTCCAACGACAGGCGTAGAGGCTACAGCTTCGGTTGGATCGGTCACCGTCACGGCGGATGCAATCGCACCTGTTACAAATGACGCCCGTGGTAACGGTCTTGTTGGCGCAGTTGTTGTCGAAGCCAACGCGGATGTACCCGTCACTGGCCTTGAGGCTGAAGGTCAGGTCGGCACAGGTACGGTTATTGAGGTTCAAACATTTGTCTTTGTGACAGGTGTTGAGGGCGATGCTGATGTTGGCTCTGTAACAGTAGACGCAGCCGCCGACGTCAGTGTTACTGGTATCGCAGCAACAGGCATCGTTGGCACACCATTGGTTTGGGGACGTATTGTTCCAAATCAAAATCCGAGTTATACTCCAATTCAACCATCTTCTACCCCTTCTTGGAGTGACGAATCTCCGTCTCAGACTCCGAATTGGGATGACATAGCAGCATAGGAACGCAAAATGGCAAGTACATATACGCTAAATAACGGCATCGAACTCATTGGCACAGGCGAACAGTCTGGTACATGGGGCGATACCACGAACACAAACTTGAGCTTGCTGGATACGGCCCTTGATGGTCAGGTCACAGTAACTCTTGCAGCAGCGGGGACTTCTGGTTCTCCAAACACGCTTCCAATCTCTGACGGTGCGGCGTCTGATGGACGCAACCGCATGGTTATCTTTAGTGATGGCGGTGATTTGGGTGCGACGGCTTATGTTCAGTTGACGCCGAATGACGCGGAAAAGATTATTTACGTTCGCAACGCGTTGTCTGGATCACGCAGCATTATCCTGTTTCAAGGCACTTACAACGCGAGTAACGACTACGAGGTTCCTGCGGGAACAACAGCGGTTATTTACTTCAACGGTGGTGGCTCTGGAGCGGTAGCAGCGAACGTCTTTAACAACGCGTACTTTGACAGCCTGCGCTTGGGCAGCGTGTCGGTGACCGCAATCTTAGATGAAGACGACATGTCGTCTGACAGTGCTACGGCTTTGGCCACGCAGCAATCTATTAAGGCGTATGTGGATAGCCAAGTAACTGCGCAAGATTTAGATTTTGCTGGCGACAGTGGCACTGGCGCGGTTGATCTGGACAGTCAGTCGTTGACGATTGCTGGTACGGCTAACGAGATTGAGACGTCGGCCTCTGGTCAGACGCTCACGATTGGCTTGCCTGATAACGTTACGATTGCTGGCGACCTAACCGTGGACACCGACACGCTGTACGTCGATAGCACGAATGATCGGGTGGGGATTAACAATACGGGAATCGCAGGCTACGATTTATTGGTTGGCAATGGCCTAACGGGAACAAAAGCCTTTGCTCTTAACGGTCAGGGGTCCAGTTCTTCTGTAATGAACATCGATCTTCTCGGCGGTGGGACAGGAAATCCAACAGGGCGTATTGCATTTGCTTCTAGTACAGAAGCACTGTCTTTTTCCACTGGTGATAATGCTTCTATTACTACAGCCATGACCATCGACTCGTCGCAGCGGGTTTTGATTAAACAAACGTCAGACATTGCTACCAACAGTTCGATGTTGCAAGTGTTTAGTACAGGTGCAGAAGCCGCAGTCAATATTCATAGAGGCGTTGCTTCATCAGGGGCGGGATATTTACAGTTTCAAAAATCTCGTAATACCACAGCGGGTAGTTATACGATTGTTTCAGATGGTGATAGCGCGGGAAATATTATTTGGCGTGCAGATGATGGAACAACTTATGACTCTGAGGTTGCATGGATTTCTGCTGCGATAGACGGAACTCCCGGTGCTAATGACATGCCGGGTCGGATTACGTTCTTAACAACTGCCGATGGTGCCTCTTCTGCAACCGAGCGTATGCGGATTGACCAAGCGGGGCGCGTGGGAATCGGAACCAGCGCAATAACCGGCTATAACGCTTACGGTGACGGTCTTGTTGTTAAGAAATCGTCAATTTCTGGATCGTCTGGTATGACTATTCAGGCACCAGACAACGCAGGATATAGTTCTGTTTATTTCGGTCGGCCAAATGACACAAAGGTCGGTGGGTTAGAATATTCACATAGTTTAGATGGAATGTTCCTTATTTCTGGAAACTCGACTGCAATGGTTCTCGACTCCTCGCAGCGGGTTTTGATTGGTACAGATACCCCGGATAACAATGTTGACGGTCCGAAGGGTAATGTCCAAATCGCGGGTGAAAACACTGCTCCTTTATTAAGTGTTGTGCGTTATTCAAACAATAGTAGCGGACCCTATGTAAGAATAGGTAAGTCACGGGCGATTGCTGCTGGCTCCCGTTTGATTGTTCAAGACGGTGACGCTTTAGGCTACTTGCAGTTCACCGCGGATGACGGCGGTGATATGAACCACGCTTCGGCGCAGATCACTGCTGAAATTGATGGCGCTCCGGGTGCTAACGACCTGCCGGGCAGATTACAGTTTTGGACTACCGCAGACGGTAATTCATCTCCAACTGAACGTATGCGGATTTCAGAAAATGGTGACGTGGACATCGGTCAGACAGGCGGCGGTGTTAAACTAGCTGTTGCTGGTGCTGTTGGTCCTCAGAACGGCTCTGAGTCTGCGCCTACACATACATTCTACGGCGACAATAATACCGGTATGTATCGTCCGGCGGCTGACAGTTTAGGGTTCTCTACAGGCGGCACCGAAGCCATGCGCATTGACTCGTCGCAGCGGGTTTTGATTGGCGAAACATCTGCCCAGAAAACCTACAACACTACGGCGTACCCTATTTTCCAAGTAAGTGATTACGGGTTCGCGCTGGCTAATATCATTTCTTATGATACTGTTGCTGGAAATTATGCGCAGTGGATTACGTCAAAGTCGAACACCAGCACTATTGGAACGCAAGCGTTGGTGGATAACGGTGACGGAATCGGCATTTTTGGTGGGCAAGGTTCGGACGGTACGGAGTTTGTAGAAGCCGCCTCTATGCGGATAACTGTTGACGGCACTGCCGCTGCTAACGATATGCCGGGTCGGATTACGTTCTTAACAACTGCCGACGGCGCTTCTGCTGGCACCGAGCGTATGCGGATTAATTCTTCGGGTGACGTTGGCATTGGCAATACGGACCCGACTTCACGTTTGGTAATTGAAAAAACATCTGCTCGTACTAATGACGCAGAGAACATGATTCGGATCGTACATAATACCAGTGGTACTTCAGCAGTAGGTTTTGGTTCAAAGATACTTTTTGCTGGCGAACGCTCTAATGGCACATTGCAGAACCAAGGTAGAATTGGTTTTGTAGCAGATGTGAATACTGCAACTAATTTAAGCTCTGCTCTTATACTGGAACCTGCATCTAATGGTTCTCCTTTTGAAGCCATGAGGCTTGGCTCTGATGGTTATCCTGAGTTTACAAGTGCCTCTCAAATCCGTTTGACTCTTGGCAGCGAAGGGACAGCAGGAACCAACACTGCGAACTGGATCAGAGGGTCTGGAGCAGCATTAGGTTTGAATGCCGCCAGCGATAATATCCACTTCGAGATTGCCGGCACTGAAAAGATGCGCGTCACTGGTAACGGTCTAACCTTCAACGGCGATACAGCCGCAGCCAATGCGCTGGATGACTATGAGGAGGGGACTTTTACTCCTGAAATTAGGTTTGGTGGAGGAAATACGGGGATAACGTATACTCAACAAGACGGTTGGTATACGAAAATTGGAAGATTAGTTACAGTGGGTTGGGAGATTGTTCTAAGCAACAAAGGAACTTCTACAGGGGATTTAGATTTAAGAAACTTACCTGTAACTATTGGTCCCACCCAAAGACAAACCGCAGGTTCATTTTACTTTCAGTTTGTGTCGTCAACCTTTCCAGCAGGCGCAAAAAGTTTTTATGGGATCGCTAATACAACCCGAAGTGGTGGTGTTCAGTATTTCACGGGAGCGTCAGGAACATCTGCCTCTTTAAACGATACGCACTTTGGAAATTCATCTTACTGGTACGGTTCTTTCACTTACTATGTCGCATAACACCCCTGTTGGATCACAGGGTAGTCAGTCCAACCATCACAGGAGATAAACGATGGCACTAACAGAAGAAACAGTAAACGACAAAATTGAAGTCGTGAACAACGGCACATATTCAGTCGTACAGGTACGCACAGCTACAATCATCAAACGGGATGGCGTGGAGATCAGCCGTTCATTCCACCGTCATGTGGTAATGCCTGATGCTGACTTAACTCAGGAAGACGCTGATGTAGCAGCTATTTGCACGCCCGTATTCACCCAAGCAGTAAAAGACGCATACGCAGCGCACCTAGCTGCTCAAAGCAATAACCCGTAACAACAGGAGAAACAAACAATGGCTGTTACACACACTTGGTCAGTAAGTGACCAACTCCAAACCAGAACACAAGATGGGCTTTCCGAAGTCGTATTCTCTGTTGTCTGGCGTTTATCATCAGAAGAAACTGTAGACGGAAAAACCTACAGCATTTCCTCTGCAAACCAAATCAGTTTGAACACTGATAATCTTGACCCTGCGACGTTCACAGCGTTTGCTGACCTGACAGAAGCTCAGGTTGTAGGCTGGGCCAAGGCAACCATTGACGCCAACGCCGCTGAAGGCGACGGTGTTACCTGCGCCGAGTGGGAAGCAGGGCATAATCGCAATATCGCGAAACAAATCAACCCGCCCACCGCCGTAGAAACCGCACCTTGGGCAACTGCAAACCCTTAATCTAGGAGACTGACAAATGGCTGAGAAAAAAACAACGCCTATCGTCATCGACGACAAAGAATACACTTATGAAGACATGACTGCCGAGCAGCAGGAAATGGTAAACCACGTTGCCGATTTGGATCGCAAGTTGCAATCAACACGGTTTAACATGACCCAACTAGAAGGTGGTCGTAAGTTCTTCATCGACATGCTGAAGGGGTCGCTAGAAAACCTAGCGGAAGAAGCCGAAGTGGTCAACTAAGAATGTGTACTCTGGTCCTAATGCTTTGGGGCCAGAGTTTTTACTTAGGTTTATATAAAGCCTGCTTCTATGACTGCAACGTGAGGGATCGTAACCGCTATGACATTGTGCGCAGGATGCCTCCCCAATCATTTTGCTATGCGAGGCTAAGGTTTGTGTAATGCCGATTTTAGAAAGCATAGCCGCCGCGTCTGCCGCGTATGAAGTCATTAAGACTGCCATAAACCAAGGTCGTGAAGGCGCTGGGCTTATTGGCGCTGTCGGCAAATTTCTTTCTGCTGAAGAAGATATAAAGGACGCTGTTCAAAAGAAAAAGAACAGTCCGTTCACCGCTATTGCTGGCGGCGAACAAGGAGACTGGGAAGAATTTCAAGCGCTAGAGCAGATACGCGAACAGCGCAAAGAATTAGAATCTTATATCCGATTGTATGGGAAACCGGGCCAATGGGATAGGTGGATACAGTGGCAAGCTGAAGCTCGAAAGCAACGCGCAGCCGCAAAGAAAGCCGCCGATAAAGCTCGCGAGGAACGGCTAGAGCAAATCCAACTGGCGACAATTATTATTCTGGCAATTACCACCGTTGTTCTTAGTATATATTATTTAGGCGTTTACATGGAGAAGTGGTAATGATTTATGTTCTAGTCTTCTTGCAGTATATTAATGGCAGTGAATTAAAATACTACCAGATCGCAGTGTTTTCCTCAGATGCCGAATGCCAAGCAGAACAAAAGAAAGCGCAAGAAACCCTCGTCACCCACGGGAGCCAAACCGTCGCTTGCTTGGAGGTTAGCCGAGGTTAGCCGTGGAAAATGGGTTTTATATGACAAATACGGAAAAGTGGTTATAATAACGTCGGATAAACGTATAGCGGAGTATTACGCTAATGGTGAAAGAAGAGTATGACTTCAACGGCAACGGCAAGATCGACCCCGATGAACGGGCAATCATGCTGGAAGATCGTCGTCGTAAGATGGAAGATCAGGACGCCAAGAGAGACACGCAGAGGCGTCTCACAGTGGCCTGTACAGCGGGTATGCTTCTTTACCCGTTCGCAATCCTAATCGCCTCTGTACTGGGCTACGGTGAAGCTGCTGGCCTGATTGCAGACATTGCTACAGTTTATGTTGTGGCGGCATCGGGTGTTGTAGCAGCGTATTTTGGCTTTAATGCCATGGAGGCTAACAAATGATACAAGCATTAATCGGACCATTGACGGAGTTGGCTGGTGGCTG